GTGAAATCCTGCGTGATCATTGGTGGCCACGGCTTCCTCTAAGAAAGCGCAGATCTGCCAGGATTCTGGGCCATTTAACCCAGATGTGACCGTAACGGGCCTGGCCCGTGCGGTCGACGCCTACTGGGGCAAACCTTTGGTTGTCCGAGTCGGCAGAGGAAGGCGCGATACTCGCGCCTCCCTGGCACGGAGAGTTCGCAAGTTTCTTCCGAAACTCTCCAAACATGTGGTGACTAAAATGGTCAGCCGCAAACATTCCTCACTCAAGCGGGTGAGCAATGTTGTCGAAGCCATCAAGGATGCCTTGATGCTCTCGACACCTGAGATCTCGCGAGAGGTCTCGGGAATGCCCAGCTATCAGAAGCTGATACACTGGGCCTACTCCCTGGGTGCGCATCGCACTGACAGGGTGACCACAGAGTGGAAGAAAGCTTGCGCTCTGTGGAAATGGGCGGCACTTCGGTCCGAGACCGAACCGCCTCCCCTACCCAGGGATTTCCCTGGGTATGGCCACGGATGGGTTAGTCCCACCGTACTCCCTCCACTGTGGAAGGAGTTGACTCCATGGCTCGCAAGGGTCGTGGAGTTTGGCGTGGAGACGAAGAGCGACGCAACGCGTCTTCTTCACCTTTGCACCAGCAGGAGCCATCCTGCTGGTGACGCCGTGACGAGGCGGCAGTCTCTGGAAAAGTTCGAAGAGACTGTCTTTTCTCGTCACGAATGCACTGAGACACGGTCGGAGATCCTCCGACGCCTGTCCTACTTCATAGGTAGGCAGTGCTTTGAGACGTGGACTGCGGCCGGCGGCCGCAGCCAAGGTCACATCTCGCTCACGTCCAGCGCATCGCTGGACGTGACCGTACGTCAAGGTGGGAGGGCGGCCGAGATCGGAGCAAAATTCCGAACTTGGGCATCCCACGTTGCGGACCAAGACGTCTTAGAGACGACTTGGTTCGGTGCGCCCTACTGGCTCAAAGCCGGTAGGCCGCGCTGGCAAACCATGTGCAGGTCAGACCTGAAACATGAGTTGCATCACGAGGTCGGCGAAAGCGACGACCGCGTGAACCTCGATTTCGAGGACTTCAGGCATGAAGATCCTCTATTCGGCATCGATGTCCACACTGGGAAGCAGCTTCTCCAGTGGGCAATCGAGGAGGGTATCCGGCAAGACATTCTTGTCGGGCACCAGTTTTGGCAGCCGGGACAGCGACTTTCGCTGGGCCCTAATAGACCTTCTATGAGGGCTGCTACCATTGGCGAACCCGGGGCAAAGTCCCGGGTCGTCACCGTTGCCGAGGACTGGGTAACTGAGTTACTCCAGCCCTGGGCACACCATGTGATCGGTGCGTTGAGAACGCACCCATCTGCCGCCGCGGGTCTTACCCGAGGGTGGCAACTCTTCGAGTGGGTGAAGGCGCAGGGAAACTCTGCAGCCCCGCCCAGGAACAACCGCTACTTCTTAAGTAGCGATCTTACAACTGCGACAGATTTCTGTACGCATGAGTACTCTCTAGCAATGCTAGAGGGGTTCCATCGGGGAATCGAAAGGGATTCCGATCCCTTTTTCGACTTGTGCGCGCGCTTGCTTTGCACAGGCAGGGTCCTTGAGGGAGAACCTCACCTGCCTCGCACGCACGAGTCGATCACTTCCCGGGGTATCCTAATGGGAGACCCCGGGACCAAAGCAGTCCTCACTCTGCACAACCTTTGTGCTGAGACTGAGGCATTGCTCCGGCACATCAGCGGTAATACTGATGCTTCAGATAGAGAGTTTCTCTACTATCTGAACAACAAGCACAGCGGCCCTCCACTTGTGAAGTGGAGGAACTTTGCTTGCTCGGGGGACGACCATTTTGGTCAAGGTCCCCGGGAATACCTGTCGTGTATTACACGGCTCCACGCAAAGAACGGAATGTCCGTTTCGTGGTCGCAGAACTTCTTAAGTTCGCGAGGTGGTTTCTACTGTGAGGAGATGCTCCTCACGGTAGGGCTTGAGGACACGGATGTCTGGGGGAGGAAAATTCCTCTCAGAGACGTTCCGTACCTCAAGCAGCCTCACATCGATGCGATGAAAGTGAGGCTTCTTTCCCCTTGTGCTAAGGAGCACGAAGGGAAAGATGAGCCAAACCCTGCCATTGGCAAGGCGCGCCAGATGCATGGCATGCTGGCATGGCTCGGAGGGGGCTGGGAACGAATCGTTCCGTTAGTCTCCGCTAGATGGGAGCAGCGTATGACAGCATACCTGCCCGCATCCCTGGCGCTCCGGTACCTACCCGTCAAGTTGGGTGGGCTCGAAGCGCCCGCGTTTCATCGGTCAAAGACCGAGGTACGCAATGCCCTCCGCTCCTTGAGCGGAGAGCATTTGTGGGCCATCAAGCAAGTGATTGATGGCACCGCAACCCCCGTGCTCTCGCGAGTGCTGGCAACTTTTGCCAGTAACGCGGCGGCACGAGGGATCTCTTCCGATCTGATCGAGGATCAGATCAGGGAGATGCTGACACTTCCGGATTTAACCCGGGGTGTCACAAAGGACGGACTGCTCGAAAGAGTCCGTAAGTACCTCCGCTCGGAAACCGAGGAGGAGGTACAGCTTGAGTGGAGTAATCTCCGCTACAAGGATCGGGCTGCGCTCGCAAAGCGGGCTGGCCTGATCGACGTCCAAGAAGCGATTGCGCTTGTTGGGCGTCCTTACCTTTTCAGGGATATCCTTTTCCCTGAAATTAGCCTACGGCACGGGATTGACCCGTACCGCTCCAACCGGTACGAAAGCGTACCGTGGGAGGCGAGGTGGTGCAAGTTCGCGGAGAACCTCCGCTGGAACTTGCCAACCGACCGGCCGGAGCTTACTCCGGACCAGGTCGAAGACACCATTCAGCGTATCACTGAATGGTGTGTCGAGAACAAAAGTCTCGACATCCCCCGGGAAGAATACTTCTTCCCGGAACGTGTAGTCGTCGGAGAAAATCTCGCGACGCTACGGGTTCCACTCTAGTCCTTGACTAGGGTGGTGTACAGGGAACGTGGTGAAACCTTTTGAAGCCGTAGCCACACAGGTCGCACATTCCATGTGTTGTCCTTTACAG